TGGCTCGCTCTTTGATAAGGCAGAGAGGTGCGCGCAATTGCGATGCTATAATCGAAGTTTGTCCCCACCTCGCGATTCGCAGAGGGCGCGTAGCTCAATTGGCAGAGCAACTGACTCTTAATCAGTATTGGCTACCTTGCAATTCTCGGACCAACCCTAAGTAAACCTATGAAACACTGAGTTTTCCGCAACCACAGGAATTCTATTTCACTGTAGACGCGATCTTCGTATCTACAATTTTATCTACAATAAAAACGCCCAAGGCAACTCATCACATGGATGAATTCCTTGGGCTGTTAGTCTGTGCAGTTTTACCGGAAGAGGGGCATCCAGTAGGTGACACCCCTGATTATGATCTTGGTGAACCCCACGATTGCCGTTGTCGAGGCTGGGCCTGTACCCGTACCGATCTTGGATACGGTCACGCTTTGACCGGGAGAACCGTTCGGAGTCCCCACCGTGTTGAGGAGAATGAGTTCATTCCCAGACGCTGTGCCGACGTAGACTTGCACTTCATCGGTTGCCAGATAAAGTTCACCTTGCTCTAGAGTGGGAATGTTGGCTTTTACACCACGAAGATGTTGTACGCCTACATTACGAGCCATAAGCCCTCCCTAAAACGTGCCACAGTCTATATTGGTAAGGCTGCTTCCCGCCCCTATCGTTGCTGGTAGCTGCGTCTGTGCCAGCAACCCGCTGATGTCCGTAAATGCAGGCTGAGAGAGATGCTGAACGCCTGCTGCATCAATGTATGTAACCCACTCATGCACGACAGGTGCCCCGAGAGGCGTGACATCCGGTTGGGTGATCGCTGTCCAGTTGCCAGCGGTCGAGGCTGGTAGAGCAGCCAGTATGTAGGTGATGCCATTTCCACTGCTAATGGCGAAGTCGCCAATGTTGGATGTGGCAAGGGTGATTAGAGCAGCTTGATTGGCTACCGTAAATACGCTGTGACCCGCGTGTATAGGCATCCAAGCTGAGCCGATGCCCGAGCCCGAACCGCTGTCAACGAAAAGTTCGTTTGAATCAGTAGTCCATGCGAGTACACCAGCAAAACCAGTTGAGGCCAAAGATGCGAGGGCACTTTTGGTGCCCCGGTATGTTTGGATTTTGATGTTTAGAGCCATAGAATGTCCCCTTAAAAAGTTCCGCAGTCTTGGTTGCGTGCTGCTGCGCCACCCTCAAGACTTGAGAGAGGGACATAGCTAGAAGCTACATTTCCAAAACCATCTGATATCAGAACCATCCCACTGGGAGCCCAAGATAAATTCCAGTTTGCTGAGGCCGCGAGTGGGTTAGAGCCTGACGTTTCGCCATTGGAGATTGCCATAAGGTATCCAAATCTACCCGGTGTAATACACACCGGGTAAGAAAGGCTTAGGTTTCCAACGTGATAATCAGACCCGTTGGTGCTGCAGGGGGTGTGGGTGGGACATTAGGTGGCGAAGGTGGCAACGGCAGCTGCAGGAATACACCTACTGGGCTGACCGAGTACCACACAACAGTGCCGTCAGTTGTGTAAACACCGGGCACGGTTGGGAACGGTCCACGCGCTGGTGCCATATCTGTAGCAGTTCCCGAAGATACTTCGGAAATAGCTGCGGGGTTATTCAGGGTCAAGGTTGTAGCAGATGACCCAGAGCACAGAAACGTTCCGTTGTTAGGACTCGCAGTAACAGTTGTTCCAGCGAACGCAGTGACGGAGAACGTATGTCCTACAAGAGCATTCCCCGCTCCACCGCTGATGACGCCAGTGTAGACAGCAGAACCGGACACAGCATCCGCAACTGAACTCAGAGCGAACACGAACGGACCCGCCACACCAGCTGTAGAAACTACCTCGAACAATCCACTAGTTGTATCGAAGATTATTTCGCCTGCAACGTACTCATTACCTGCGGCATACAGCACGAAGGGAGCCGAATCAAATAATATGATGCTGTTGCTATCCAGCGTGATGGCCCCTACAAGAGCAATCAACCGTCCAGAAACCGATGCACCTGTATTGACCGTGATTGAAGCCTGAGCTACGACGCAGCCTGTGAAAGTGGTAGCGGTGCCAATGGTTGCTGAGCTACCAACCTGCCAGAATACGTTTCCAGCGTTACCGCCATTTGTCATGACAATGGTGCTGTTAGATGCGGCAGTTGTAAGCGTTGAAGCGATCTGAAAAATCCAGACAGCATTAGGATTCCCACCAGCGTCAAGTTGTAACTCACCTGTGATGGCAAGCGACGATGTGGATTTGTAAACACCGGGAGCCAAGGTCATGCCGCCGATATCACCAGCGAGGGTTGCCGTCGGTGCATACGCTTGCAGTGCGGTATAGAGTGTCTGGGCGGTTCCTTGTCCCGTAGCGGACACGAAGTCTGCAGTATGAATCAATCCCGACAAAGCGCCGGGAGGGAACCCAGTGATAGAAGTGCCGGGGTATAGACCTACATCACCAAGGATCGTAGTAGAGCCCGTGTTTGTGATGGTTGACGCAGCGAGAACGCTGAAGTTATCCAACCCATTCAAGTCTGGGCTAATCGGGGTGAAGTCGAATGGCACAGGTGCTGATTCGATACCAAGGGAGTCAGCACTTTCAACGCCACGGCTTACGCATGTCACTTCATAGAAGTAACTCCGACCGGGGATCACAGCAAGGTCAGTGTAAGTGACGTGGGCGATAGGGTCCGTAACCACTGCAGCAAAAGCAGTCGCTGTCTCAGCCGTACCCGAAGGATTGCCTAGGGTGATGGTTGTGATCGTGCTTGCTGTACACAGGAAGGTGCCGTTGTTTATAGCATTAGTGAAGCCTGTAACTGTGAAGCTACGCCCAGCAAAGGCATTACTTCCGCCATTGGAGAAGGTACCTGTGTAAAGGGTTGAACCGCTTGTCCCAGTCGCGCATGAGGTCATGGAGAACGGGGAGCCACTGATTGGGGCAGGGGCTGTGATTCCTGTTGCATAGGGGGTATCGCTAACGCTGGCTTTAGTTGCACCGCGATAGACGTTGTAAGTAGAAGCGCCGGGTACGACGTTCCACTGTAATACGATTTCAGGTGTTAACATTGTGTAATCTTTTCTGCAGGGGTAATTGTTTTAGTAGCACACCGCTGCTAGTGCTGCGGGACTTTGGGCTCACGGCCCCAACATTACTATCCTGAGTAGGATATACTTACTATGTTACAACATGAGAAAGGGCGCATCACAAAACATGATGACCTAGAAGAACTTCAGACAAGTATCTGTAGATGTCTCCGCATAAGCGGTGGTGCGTAAAGTGTGAATCTATATCTGAACTCCATAACTCTTGTGGACGAATGCCGGAGGGCGACTTCCTAGGGTGTACGAAGGGTCTTTGGGAATCCCTATAGCTGCCAAGAAACCTGTGGGTAACTCAGAAACATATACGGGCGTGCACCGTCTTAGGTCGAGTATATTTATTGTGTCCCATGAGTTGCTTGGGTGCCTGCGGGCTACCATCATCCCTTCGCCAGAGATCACTGAGCATTCCCCCAATCTCTCTGCTGCTTGACAGAACAAAATGTCTTCCGTTGTCTGTATGCTCGGGTAAGGATGAGATTGCCAGAATGCTTTGGTGTAACACTGTGCGGTACCTAGACCACCACCACAGTTCGACATAAGGAAGGTGCTGTCATTACCGTGGAAATACATCTGTCCAAATCCGGTAAATGCTTTGCCGGAAGTAACAAGGTGATTTACCTGTACGGATACACGGCTAGGATGAGACCAATCATCATCGTCCCAATTACAGATGACTTCGCCCGCTGCTAATTCATTGCAGAGATTGCGCTTTGCACCTGTGGTCAACTTGGGTCCGACGTGACGATGGTATTTGATTGAGGGATGGCAGGGCACGCTGGTTGGCGATACCCCATCATCGAGCACAATCAATTCTTTGTTCGGGTAGGTCTGTGACAGGAAACAATCAATAGCCATCATTATCAGGGATTGACGGTTTCCTGTGGGACAAACACAGGACACTAAGGGTTCCATACTATCCGATGAGTGCAGCCAACTGTGTATCTACAGCTTCTGCTGTAGCGTGGCTGTCCTGAACGTGAGACTGTCGGTCGGTTAACCAACCAGTCACATCCTCAGATGTAGTGTCCTTAGTGATACTCAGCGTGTGCCATGATTGATGAGACTCATCGCAGCACTGTATCAGCACTGCGATCTGACCATCGCTCAACTTTTTCTTTTCGAGGATTTTAGTTATGTGCTCCATGCTGCTCCTTAGTTGGTGGCCATGATGTTGTGAACGACGTACCCATTTGCGAGAGTATACGAATGCTCAGTATCAAGGCCGCTGCCATCGTCATCAGGTTCGGCTTCAATCCAGAGGTTGGCAATTACACCCTCATACTGTTTAGGTGCGAAGATGCCCATTTCGTAAGCGTGCATCCATTCATCGTTATGCCTGAAGTGATGCCCTCTTGTCACGAATTCATCATTGCCCATGTCTAACCCTTCGCCAGAGAATTCATGCGAAGTAACTAGAATGATTCGCCGCCATGTGCCACGAGCAGTTAGTGCCAAATCACCATCACGAATCTCGCTGAATGGGATGCCACCGCGCTGCGTTATGACTTTTGTATTCGGACTGAAGCAAGTAGAGCCACCACCGCCGCCAGACCCACCCCCGCCAATTGCCGTAGTAATGAAGCCGAAGCACACGCGGCCATCATTCGAGTTTAGATCAAGTTGGTTAGCGGTAGAAACATAGGTAACTGCTCCACCAGTGAAAGTTGGGTCATCCGCGTAAACGTATTTAAGCCCATAAGTAGCGGGCGTAACGGAACCGCTGTTATATGAGACTGCGTTAGTCCCCCATTGAACAGTGCTCGATGCGATTAGGATGGTTTTAGTGGTTCCACTTTGGCTTAATGGATTGGTACTGGTGAATGCACCCGTTGCCACAGCGGGTTTAGTGCGTAATTGGCTGGCAATCTGTCCGGGGAATATGTCTAGGGTCTTAGTTGTAAACCCTGTGGGTGCAAGCGTCATTCCCGCAACCTGTTCGTAGCCGTAAGCAACTTCTACGGGCACTGTTTGGATTGGGTGCGTCAAGTCTCGTGCTGTGCATTGCCAAATACCATCAACGAACACGTCTATCTTGCCATTGGTGCCTAGCACTGCTTGAACGTGATGCCAGTTTGATAGTGTTGTGCTGTTGACAGCAGTTTGTGCAGTTCCTATGTTTGTCCACGTTCCGTTTGTTAGGACTAGAATTTGCCCTGCGTTGGAACCCGAGCGTGCATCATATCGAATTATGTAGCCGTTTGGCCCTGCAGTTTGGGATGTATAAATGAGCAGGTCGAAGATTGCTCCGGCGTTACTAGATATATCAAACTCTAATGTGCCGGGAACTGAAACCGTACAGGGAATAACCCATTGCCCAATTGCTCCACCGTTCGTAAGATTATTGCTTACTGACGTTGGAACTATCACAGGGCATTGTCCCAAGTGTGCAGCAGGGACAATCAAACCGCTAGAAGCATCTACGGTGCCGGGGTTAGCACCCGGTACAACAAAAGTCACAGGCGTAAGCGTGCTGATGTCCTGTGCCATGTTTCCGAACGTGTTAACCGCTTGGAATTTAAAATAGAGCGTTTGGCCTGCCCACGTTGGATCATAAGTATATTTAAACACCGATGAATCAAGACGTAGGAACAAACTTCCTGCAGCGTGTGAACCGATAGTGCTTTTCATCTGACCGCGACGAATATAGGATGTTGCAGGGCTTCCGCTCGGACCCATCGTGTACTGATTCTGACCACTAATAGCGCATGAAGAGTATGAGATTATTTCCCCATCTACGAAGCATAGAGTAGTTCCATTGTCAGCATCTGTTGTAGAGCCCGCTTCTAGTTGACCACTGTTCTCAACCATGTCAACAATTAGTGAGTTAGTCGTATCAGGATCAGAGCCTGAAGCGAACGTAGAGTCCAGTACACCCATACGGGCCTGCTGGTCTATAGTTCCAACCTGAAGATAAGCGGAGTTGTCACGAGAGACCCAGACGTTTGTACTTCCGTAGTCGTTAGAAGTTCCACAAGCCCCTATCCAAATCTCATTTCCTATGTAACCAGTCAAACGGCTTGTCGCTTCAAACATTACGATTTCTGAATTTCCGGGGTTCGCGTATGCATTTACAATCGTATCTCCTGCTGATATGCCCTTGTTAAAAATGACAGGGACGCCCACAGAGAATAGTGAATCTTCGCAAGTCACTTCCAACCCAGTAATAGGGTCGTCAACAATCGTCTTGATGCGAACCGGAAAGTTAGTCAGTCCGAGATTCACATTATTCAAACCTGCTGCCCACAGACTAGTGGTGCTGATGGTTACAAGGTCCATCGGTTCCAGATAGGAGTAAGTGAAGGGTAACGTGAATGTGTAGGTATTGCGGATGTTCACTGACCGCTTTACACGCATGTTCGCAGAGAAGATCGCAGCGGGCAGTGTTGTGATGAAGTTCCAACTTTGTGGGTCTTCTATTCTCAGGCCCCAACGATTGATACAGGCTTGGTCGAACTCTTGTGTAAGTTCACCAGAATACTGATAGGCTCTATTGTTCCATGTAACCTGCACTTCGTTGTAGCCATCCGTATATGGTTCACGAGAAATCTTGACCGGGTCTTCACCATCTTTAGCAATGAAGCAAGAATCATCTAAAGCCACAACTGCCGATGAGGGTGCTACCCAAGTGCAACCATTGGCCGCTGTGCTCTGCGTACCATAAGCCACGATTTTAAGCAGACCTTCGGACATGAAGGCTGAACATGCTCCAGCTTCTAGCCATTTACCGATGTGACTCGCTGCGCTGTCCTGTGAATCAAGCACTGGGGATATAAAGAAACTATTAGAGGAAAACCAATTCCACGCAGTAGAACCTACCGAGCGGGTGCCCGGTGTCCCAACTGCACCACCCCAAGTCCCTGAAGCACCGTTGTCAAGTGCTGACACAGGGAATGGGACTGCACCCGCGCCTAGTCCCCACACAGTATTTGTGAGTACCTGAGTTATGCACTGAATTGGATTGCAATCGACGATGCCACCGCCGAACGAATCCGGGGTAATTACTTCTACCGTGATGTCTGGTATCTCACCAGCGCTACCTAACGACATAGGACCATAGGCCAGATACGCCGTGTTACTGTAACCAAGAGCCGCACCCGGAAAAGCTGTTTCCCGAGGAGCCTGCCCACCGTCTTGTGTTCCAATTAGTGATGTACCACCAGACAGAATGAAAGGCCATACAGCTTGACCGAGCCCACCACCGAACAATTCAAACTTCAGAAGGTTCGGTGAGTTTCCCGTAGCTGCGCTTAGATTCTCATACTTATAAGAAATCAGGACTTCCTTACCTATGTCTGCTGTCGCAAAGGTATATTGTGCGCCACCCGTGCTGCCACTTCCGGGTGTAGTGAATTTGTATTGGCCTGTACTCGGGGTTCCGGTGACATGCGTAAGAGGTTGCATGTCGTTTGGTCCGGGCGTTCCGCTAGTGCTATACCAGAGGACGCCCATATCAGCTACAGGGTTATATGTTCCACCAACGGTGATGCCAAGACCAGATGGGATCACGTCAGTCTCTTGGTTGTTTATTTCCTGAATGCTGAGTTGATAATTAATTACTGCTGACTTACCTACGTCGGTTGCTGCGAAGTGATAAGTGTTTCCCGTTTCTACTGCACTGCCCGCGTGGGATTGAGCAACACCGTTAGCATTAGCCAACGTGACATTTGCCGCAGATGAAGCGACACAAACAAACGTGCCATTGTTCAGAGGGTTAGTGAAGCCAGTGATGACAAAAGCAAATCCGATGTAAGCATTGGACGCACCACTGCCATACGGCGAAGTGCCGCCTGTGAATGTACCCGTATAAACTGTGTTACCGCCTGAAGCGTTGGCGACTGCAGACAGAACAAATGTCCCTATAGATGCCGGGTTGATGGAGTATTGCCCAGTCGTGAGCACCGTGCCGTAAGGCTTCAACACCATTGGTGCTGCGTCAGAACCACTCAACACGGTTGACGCGGGTGCGCCAAAGTCGTTGTACGTGGCGCTATAAGTTGTAACTAGGGACACACCATTGTCCGCAAGCAACTGAACAGGATACGACGGAGCGTAGACCGCAGCAATAGTTATTGAATCATTCTTGGATGTAGCACTAAGCTGTGTCTGGCCGTCCCATACATTTCCAATAGATGTTACAGGGCCATTACAGAGCCCCGCTATGACGTCGCTCGCGTATATATACCCAGCAGAGCCTTTGCCGCCGCCCTTGCCACCTTGGTCGGACTTCCACGAGACCAGACCATCCAACCAAAGTAGGCTCTGGTGAATGCGACCTTGCCCCATGACCACAGGTACAGGTTTGCCTTGCGATGAACTTGTGACACGAATATCATTGACACGCGAGGTCGATGCTTTATTACCTGTGAAGATACCCATTTAATGTTTTCCCTTCAACGTGAAATACCGACGTGCTGCGCCTATGAGCAGGGGATGTTTAAAAGCATCAGCTGCTTTTACTCCACCATGAGCGACTGCATGGATCATCAAAGGCCACTTAATTACAATTGCTGAGTGTGCAAAGGCGTGACCTGTTGCAAGTTTGAACATAACTACATCTCCCGGTCTAACTTCATGCTGTTGAATCTCCTGCATGAACGTCATAATACCGTCGATGTATTCTGTGTCAGGTTGGTGTTGTCCAATTTGAAGCGAGTAATCTCTTGGTATGGACGCGTCAGCTTCCTGTTCAGTGATGTGCCCTGCTTCAATGTAAATGCCAGCAATTAGGCCGATACAATCACAGCCATATCGCTTCATACGTGACCATCCCCTATAAGGGGTGTTGACCCATGTCCACGCTATGCGAACAAGGTTCTCCCGGTCTTTTATATAGAGCATTATTTCCCTTCTACAGCGCGGAGGTTGGCGGTGGGATAAACGGATAGCCCATGAAGTGAGATGAGTTATCGACCGACGCACCTGCTGCGGTCTTTCGCGACTTACAGGAAGTCACTGTCTTATCACACCCTGCAATAACGCTGAAAGTGTCACCCGCAGTTACGGGGAGTAGGAATGGATTCATCAGTTGAAGGTTTCCGGACGAGTCGTGTAGTTTTACCGATTGACTCAAACCCGCATTAGCGCCAGCCGTGCACTTGACTACTCCCTGTGTTGACCACCCAGCGGCCTGCGTGAATGCAGAGACGGGTGTAAGAAGGTATTGGGTGCTTCCAGACTTAGCGGTGAATGCCTGTGTATAAGTTGCTGCGACCAGCGTACAGTTAGAATCACAGAAACCCAAAGGACAGTTAGACTGGAATAGTCGCGTAGGTACATTTGTGTTTAACAAGTAGAATGGATCAGCGCACTCGAAGTCTACTTTTAGTCGGTTCACATTTGGCACCTTTGTAATCGTGCCCGTGAATTTAGTTTCAATACCACCTGCCGGAATCGTGCCATAAGAACCCAGAGGCATGTACGCCGTATAGACGGTGATCGCTGACGCATCAAATAAACCATTCAGTGCCGCATTGAGTAAACCAATAGCCATACCCGGATAGACTGTTGAGGGTTGTGGAACACAGGTAAGTGCCATCGTGTTTGCTTTACAGCCCGCGCTTGCTTCGCTCGTGATGCTGCCCCGGTTCCATCGACCATAAGTTGTTGCTAGGAACGTGGTAGTAGCACCAGACCAGCCGGGGGTGCCCGAGGGGATCGTTAAATCCCACTGGCCCTCGGTGACGTAGAAGGTGGTACCTGTAGGCAACGTCATCACAAACAGGTCCGCCTTTAGTGCATTTGGATTGGCTTGCAACCATGTAATCAGAGTGCTAGACATTAAGCGCTTCATATTAAACAAACTCCGAGGAAAAGGTTATGCTCGACACGTCCCATTGGTCGGTACCTGAGTTAGTGGTAAATACTCGGGTAGAGTCAACTGTGTTGTCAGAGAAACGACAGAGGAAATAAAAGCTGCCCTGCCATGTCAGAGAGAAGCCGTTCGCAGGAGCAGCGACGAACGTGACTACGCCCGTGCTGCTGATGCTGTAGTCAGTGCCAGCCGTCTTCGTGACTCCGTTCACCTTTATGGCTGGAGAACCGTTCGTGTTCTGTATGACATCCCAAGCGATACCGCCAATAGAGCGAGCCAATTGAAACTTCGTACTAACACCGTTTCCAGTGGTGCCCATCGGGGTAGCAGACGCGGGTGTGACATCCAGCATTCCGCTGTTTGCATAAACTAAAGCGTTATCTTGCGTGTCGGTGAAAAGGAAAAGTTGTGCAGAACCGTTGCACACCATCAGGGTGCCCATGAACTGGGCGAGCACTGACGATGCAGCGGCTTCGTTTCCTGTGATGCGGTCCATGTCGAATTCAAAATTCCAGGTTGGATAAGGTTTAAAACTGATAGCCGCGTTGCCCCTATCAGCAGCGACACGCTGCACAGCGTTGTTGAATGCTGGTGACTTCTTTAAACCTTTACCCATCGAGATAGGGAGTGTTGGCATTATGGGGTAAGACATTGATTAACCCTTCTTGTTCATCTTGCGAAGATTTACCAGTACGTGTTTGTGGAAGGTCGCAGCATGTTTGGTTAACATCCTGTCTACACCCTCAGCGTCTATCGCATGAATTGCAGGTTGGAAGAGAAATGTATGCCCTCCACTACCCGTATTATTCTTGACTTGTGCAGTTAGAGACTTGGTAACGACAGTCTCGCCGGGGGTTAGCATGGCAGGAACAGAATCCCCTGATCCAACTCCCGGTACTTCACCACCTTTGGCAAAAGCCATGACACCAGCAAATGCCTCTGCTCCACTAGCGATAGCGAGAGGAAAGCCAATATAAGGCGGTAGGTTCATCTTCATGACGCCTGTGTAAGCGCCCCTAGCAGCATCTGCGGCATCATGTTCTTTTTCAATGTTGCGGATCATGATTGACTTCATGAGGTTTTCCATCGCAACTTCCGCCATCTGCTGGCCTAGTTGCGCGAATGCCTGGCCCATGTTCTTATTTTCCATGATCGACTTAGCAGCAGTCTTAGCAACTGCGCTCTGCACCTTGTCCAGTGCCTTCTGATAATCCTCTGCAGCTTTGTCATCTAGCTTCTTTTTGTCATTCAGGTACTTCTGCTCAGCTTCCAGCTTCCTGTTGTTTAGAGCCTGAATCCTCGCCACTTCTGTAGTCGGGTTAAGCAGGGAGATGTCTTTATCGTAAGCAGCTTTCTGAATGTCATAATCTTTGGTAAGTGCAGCCTGATCCGCAGCTAGGGTTTCTGCTAAGGTCGCCCCATGCATCGCAAGTTTGTGACGAGCAGCTTCATCCTCAGCCGCATTCTGTTCTTTCGCGGTTGTCAGGGTGTGACTAAGTTCTTCTTTTCCTGCTTCCTCTTTGGCCTTCACTATTTCTTCAGAGACCGCACGGGTCGCAGCAAATTGTTCTTCGTCGATTTGTTCAGCAAGATGCTGGGCTTTCTTAGCGTCTTGCTGGGCCAGTTCAAACTTCTTCTTTGTATAGTTGAACTCAGCGTTGAGACGCTTACTCAGCCCGCGTTGTTGTTCGTTATATATTGCGTTCTGATCAGACGCTTCTTTTCCGGCTTCCTCGGTCTTCGCGATGCCTTCATCAGCTTTCTTTAACGCAGCAATCTTTGAAGCCGCAGTGACTTGAGCATTAAGAGCATCAACCAATTCTTGCTGCGAGGAAAGTTCCTTATCCGTACCTAGATGACCGCCTAGAGTGTCAGCCAGACCCTTCTTAGTCTGTAAAAATGCATTGGCTTGGTCGAGCGTACCTTTCAGTAAGTCAGACGCTTCCTTCTCTTTTCCATGTGACAGAAGCTCGTCATATTTCCGTTTGAATTCGCCCAGTGCATGGGATGCACCTGCAGACCCTTCACCAATCATGTACCAGCTAGCTTTCATCTGTGCGAACGATGCATCTGCTGACTTAGCAAGTTTATCTAGCGTCTTCGATAGTTCATCCATGCTGGCATGGTCTATCAGCATCAATTCTTTGCGAAGGGCTGCGATATGATTCCCAGCCAGTTCATCCATCTTGATGCCAGCCCGCAGCAACTTATCATCTAGGTCATTGAATACGCCCTGCACCGTCTGACCAAATGCTGCTTGGGATTCGGTGAGTTTGTCGGCCTCTTCATGCAACTTGATGATGTGGTCAATGAGTAACTTCGCTCCTAATGCAACAGCAAGGAAAGGGAACGCAGCTGCCATTGCTTCGCCTACTGGGCCAAGGGATGCGATGAATGTTGTTAGACCGCGTGGCAGATGGACGCCAAATTCTTCGCCCAGCATCATCACGCCATGGCGGGCTTCCATCATCGAGTAATCGACTTTGTCGCCCGCGTCTTTTGCGGCCTTACCGAAACCATCGAGACTGTTGCCAGCCTTGCCTAGATCGGCGGTAAAGGTCGCAGTGTTTGCGACTAGATCAACAGTAAGTGTGCCTACAACGGGCATAATTATTCCTTCATGCTGGGCCAAACCGCATCAAACAGAGTTTCTGCGTCGGTTCTGCCTTGCGACTTCAATGAGGCTATGGTTCTATTACGGATATCACGTAACTTGTCTTTAGGTGTGTTGCTCGGGAGTTGCCCAATTACTTGCTGGATGAGTGCTTTAATCTTTTGTCGTTCATCCCGGTCAGGGTCAGGTTCCCTTATAAAATCAAATGCGGTGATCATGGGGCTATCGGCACTAATACGATTTGTGTTGTATACAGATGCAGCAACCATGCCTGCTGCGTATCTGTCATACTTGAATCGTATGTTTCTACGTGCACACAGCGCATTGAACATGCTTGGGGTTAGGTCTTCAAACTCTGACCATGAAAGATTTAGGTCGTATCGTGCGACAGCCCACAGGTCTTGCCACGTTTCAATCGGTGGCTCTACACGCTCTGAGTCACCGTCTGGTCGTTTGGGGTGACAGTTGCACCTATTGCTTTTGCTTCGTCCTGATGTTTCTTCCAAGCCTCAGCTACACCGGGGAAGCACATTTCAAAGAACGCATCTGACAAGGGGATTTGTGATGCAGGGTTAAGGTTGTTCTCCACTTCCGCCTGAGTGACATCCGGGTGATAGCGATGCAGACCAGCATGAACAAATATAGGGAACTCCGCCGACTTCAGGTCTTTCCATTGTTCTATGCGCTTGAGGTCTCGTCCTGTTTCTTTCTCGATAATGGCGAGTGCTCTATAATCCAGTACTATTCTCCACGTCTTTGCGACGGTGTTGCCAGCAGCGTCTTCCGTATTCACTACTAGGCGAATCTCAGGCGTGCAGGCAGATTGAACTTCACTAATTTGTTTAGACATAAAAAATGGTCTCCATTAGACGTAGCTCACGCAGAGCTATCTCTAAGGGAGACGGGGTCTGTGTGCTGTATTCTCTGTGGTAACGTGCGGGTATTCACTTGCGGTAGTTAGTAAGAATACTGGGGCTGCAGGGCAACCCCAGCACGGGTATTACACGATGGTGACGGGTCCGCTGATCTTGACTTTGATATCAATAACTGCGGGCTTGTCGAGAGGGTATGATTTGGTCATAGACTCAACAATGCCACTAAACGACGCTGAACCAAGGGACAGTGGGTATACAACCTTAAAAGGCACAGCTGCGCCAGCTACCCTAATTGCTTCGAGACCAACCTGAGAAGCATCTCCCGGTTCGTAGAATGCTTTTATATCAAGGGTGCCGGGTTCTATAGTACCCGCTATGTAAGTATCAATTCCATTAGGGGTAGCGAAGTTAGTCGTTTTGCTGGTGCTTACTTTGTCGCCAGAGAAAGCAGCAGAATCAGCGCCAGTGATGGCGACAAAAATGGTGGGGCTTAGAACGGTAGCGTACTCTACAACAGTACCTAGTCCTACAAATGGAGCGGGCATAGTTATTCCTTCTGCCTCAAAAAGAGGCGGTGTTTGTCTTGCTGTGTTCGCCTTAATTTTCAGGCAGAAAAACTGTGTGTTTGTGTGTCAGTGAAGAACTGCTCGGGGAAGTCGGCGCGGGGAACCTGCGGGAATTGTGCATGTCCTAGCATTGGTGGTGATAGTGAACCGGGGTGTGCTCGGGCTACTACGTAGTGTCCTCCGTCAACGCTGTGCAGTTGCCCAGCCTTGTTTGCTGTATCCTGTGCCCAGTAATCTTCCCCCCTACCCAGAGATTGGAAAGGATGTTTCTTCCACCAATCCCTTAGGTACATCTGGGAAGTCCCTGTGGCATATTTGGATTGCGTAAGGACTCCAAACCTGCCCCCACGGATTGTAGAAATGTCAAAGTAGTACTTGTAGGTACCCCCGGTCGAATCTGGGGCCATCTGGTAGTACAGAATGTTTGTGTAACCCACCATTGATGTACCCGAACGTTGCAACAGTTCTACTTGGGTTGATATTCGGTCAGAGGATGACCAATCATCCTCGTCAAAATGGACTATGATGTCTCCTGTTGCTAGTTCACAGCAGAGATTCCTCAAATCACCTATCGGCATACGTCCGCATCGGTGATACTTGATGCGATCATCTTTAGGTAGTAGGTGTTCAACAGGTGTTATGTTGTTGTCGAGGAAGATTAGTTCCAGTGGACCTTTGTAATCTTGTCTGAGGAAACATTTAAGGGCCAAGGGAAAGTAACCCTCACCGTACCCACACGGCATTATTACGCTTACTGGAGGGAGCATAAAGCGTTCCTTTCGCTAGGTGCTCAGGGATACGAGCGAACGTATCCCCAAGTCTGCACAGGGTTCGAAGTCCTGTGGTAACTCTTAAATTTCTTAGGCTCTGCGGGGCGTTCTGCGTGCTTTGCGGGGTCTGCTGGGTGCATCGTTGCTGACTAAAGTCTTCAAAGATTGATCCACAGATTTCAGTAATGTATCTTGATTAGCGAGGCTGGCTTCCATGTGCGGGAAGTGGTTAGTTGCCATCGCTGTAATATGTGTTTCGGAACCTACTACACGGGTTTCCACAGTGGTCATAAATCGAGTTACTTTCCAGACCGCAAAGCACAAAGTCGGCCAGCCTATGATTTGTAGGTGCTGGGAGAAATACTCAAAAGGGGAGAGACTATCAGAGATCATCATTTCTTATTTTCCATATCCATTAGTGTGGCAGTTGCTTCGGTTGCGAAGACGGATAAACAACGGTCTTTACAACTCTCAAAAGCGCGACCCATCCAGTGTTGGGCTGGTTGGCAGAATGTTCCAAACTCCTGCCATGAACCCCACCAAGTAGACCGAGCAGGACCGATGTTGATAGTCAAGGTAGTCCCATCACCACTCTCGAACCTTGTTTGGTAGGTCAACTCTTCATCTAGTCGGCCTGTTACACCGACTGGTACTGTGTCTTTCAAGGCTTCTAACACTACCTCTGCAGCAGGTTTAGCCACATTCAGTAAGTATCGTTTGGCGGTACGGACGCTTTCCTGTGTCAGCATTTCTGATAACTCACTTAGACCAGTGACAGTTACAGGCATTATAAAGCCTCCTAGCGGGCTAGTTCCATAAACATCCACCAATAATCCAGTCGAAAAGCCGCGGTCGCATTGGTGAGTGTTGTGACACATGAAGCGGGTATAAGAGCCGCTGAAGGTACACTTGTTGTAGTTGATACCTCAGTGCCGCCATCAACAGAGGCATATACCCTACCTGTTCCGTCCCCTCTTAGTCTCAACGTGTGATAGGACGTGTCAGCAGACACGCCTATAGATACGGCATTACGCGCCCCACTGCTAGTTTTCGTTATCAGTGTAAAGCCTGTATCGCTTGCGCCAGTGTTGTATGCTATAGCTATAAAATCAGTAGCAGTAGCTTCGGCAAGGCCACCTGATTCCAGACCAAAGAAGTATGCGACAGAGGTAGTCTTAGCTAGTTTGATTCGCCAACGCATATCAAATATTTGACTATTCCAACCCGGATTATCAGCAGGGGGGACCGTTGTAATGTAACTTAAATACACCAAAAACGCGTTAGTATTTGTTCCACCGCTGGTGGATAATACTTCGCCTAGTGTTCCAGAAGAGTTTGGATTTGGATTTGTAAGTATACCGCCTGTTCCAGTAAACTCCCAACCTAGACTTCCGACGGAGCCCGTAGCATTAGTGCCAGACATGAAATCATCAAACAGTGTTACTGCTTTAGTTGGATCAAACATCTGGTCAACATATGCGGTGGTAGCAATGCTGGATGAATAATCGCGCATCGCTTGCGTTGTCGCCGTTACGCCGTTGGGCAATGCGGGCGTGCCGGATAGGTTGGCCGCCGTGCCCGTAGTGTTTTGGTTCAAGGTCGGAAATGTGCAATTGGTAAGGGTGCCCGAGGCCGGAGTTCCTAGCACGGGGGCTACAAGCGTCATACCAGACGCCAGCGTGCCTACAGTGACATTAGCTGCTGCTACCGAACCCGCAGAGCCACTCGTATTAGCCGCGTTATTGGGTATATCACCGCTCACTAAAGCTGGTAATTGCGCGTGGGGCAGCGTGCCCGTGGTTAGATCAGATGCCGACACAACCACATTTGCTGATAGGGCATAACCGTTAACCGTTGTGGTCTTTGGTACTAGAAGACCCTCAGCGGTTGTTGCTCTAGTGGTCTCTACGCCGATAGCAGTATTTCGATTTGTGACTTCCGTCGAGATTGCACTCGTCAACGAAGCGGATGACGCGAGCAATCCCTCAGCAGTCGTGGCGCGGGATGTTTCAACACCAATAGCGGTATTGCGGTTCGTGACTTCAGTCGCGACAGCAGAAGCTGCAGCACCGGATGCGTCATAAGACAACGCCGGGATGTCAGCAGCGACTAGAACACGTAATCCGGCCACGCCAGATGAACCATCTGCTGGGGTAGCAAGGATTAGGTTGCCACTGCCCGAGGGCAATTCACTGCCACTACTAACAATCTCAAGAGGGACGCTAGGTCCTTTACCTACGTAAATCTGATTCGTATCCGTTGTTAAAATTAGCTCTCCGTTTGTTGCGTGTGCGGGCAAACTTGCCACAGGCATACGCCTCGGGAGAATTTTGAAAAATTCCGACATATAGTTTCCTCTTACTCCGTCAATCGACGGGAGAACCGTGTGTCAATACCAGCCTTTATGATATTGTTTAACTTTGCCAAACGCATCTGTTTGGCTAACTCGGACCACGTTTTACCTTTGTTCCATGAGGTTTTCCCAACACAATGTGTATTACCTACACTCGCTGCACTTATCTTTGCAAGAGCCTCAGCGGTGTGCTTATGCCCAGTCGGGCCAACATCCCCGCCGTCCGTTAAATTGTGTAGAATGCCCGTGCCAAGGTCTTTGCGTCCATAATAAGCAATCAAAAACTTCTCAGCAGTAAGAGCATCTGCCTTGTTAGGGTGCGACTGAATCAGCACCCTACTACGGTCATATCTGCTGTACTTACTGGTGGATAATCTAGGAGGTTTGGCACCCCGGTGCGATTCAAAAGCGCGATTACCCGTTCCTTGACCAACATAATAAGGCGTGGCATCTCCTCGCAAGTACATGTAGGTGTAAAAGTTCATGTTGGTCCCTTCAGGTTTTTTACAGGGTGTCATCGTTTGTATTCGTACCGCCATCTATGACCGCTTCTGGGTTAGACGGTGTGCTTATAGGCAGGCTGTCATCGTAGTAATGCATTCGGACTTCTAGCAGGCTACGGAAGATGAACCCTTTAGAGCCCGGTTCATATGCTAAGTCCCATGACTTAGTTATGATGCTGGATATTACTGCCGTTGCACCAGCATCAGGTAGGTTGCCAACGTAGTTTTCAAGTAGCGCACGTACCGCCAACTGTAGCGCATTTGCAGAGTAGTAATCAGCCGCATAACAGTCAAACTGCCAGATACCCTCACGTAATCCTGTATTACCTGACAGAGAGTAGAAGTCATTGGTTGCAATGTTCGACATAACCACACTGGGTACGCTAGTACCTTTGGGTTGAAGAATGAAATAGATTCGGTTACCTACTATGGCAGACGTTCCGGGGTCAGCAGCAAGTAACTCATACAAGCCTTTGGTGAATGACATTCATTGCCTCTCTCATGCGCCTATCCGTCGTTCTCTATCCAGCACCACAGTTCAAGCTGCACTTGCTGGCCGTCGATGTCACTAACGCTCTCAATGTTGTAGGTCTGGCTGTGATAACTAATCGTCATGTCGGATGTAGGGACGAAGTATTTGTTGTACCGGATTACAATCTTGAATGACGATGCGGCATTGCGCTGCTGGGCGGTATCGTTTTCCTTCCCTCGCCACATCGTTATACTGGCGTGAGTCGCCCACACCGATGCAGGAGGATTGAGGGTGCCATCAGACTCTGCGCCCGTTGCCTGCATGAAAGTAATTAGGCAGTTCAGTTCCGACGCACTTTTATAACGCACGCCTGTAGATAATTTCTTGGCTAACATGTTTTACCTCGGGATACGACAGCTGCGATACGATGTAAGCAGGGAGCAGAGAGTCATGTAAACTTCGGATATAGGCTCAACAGATGCGATGTTCCTCTGCTCATAGAAATGAGTTGCGAGATACATGACAGCAAGTTGTAACTGAGCGGGTACGCTTGCGGGGGTGCTTCCATACCCAGCTGTATACTGGATTTGTATGCAGTCCTGTCTGCGATCTGTCAAGGGCCACCACGAACCAACATTCAAAGTGATCTTGTTTGCCGTTACCGTGTAATTAGACGAAGGAAATGTCTGCAGTACCCCGTTCACGTCGTTGTATGTCACCACTGGGGCAACTACAGGCGAAGTGCTCGTCATCACAGGGCGTCGAATTAGCTCAATACTGTCTTTAGTCCAAAGACCTTGCCAGTACCATATCATCCACTCGTATGCTCTGCCCATTTGATAGTCGAGCAGTGCACGAGGGTCTTGGGTGCCCGGAAAGAAGTCCAGAGTCAGCAGCAGAGTTTCTGTAATCATTGCCGTCGCAGACATCTGCTCAACTTGGTCCGTGGCAGCGCTGATGAACAGGGCAAGCATGTCGTAGTCTGGGTTATTTACCAGCGGTGAGGTAGACAGGTATTGCGGGGGTAAGTCGAATCTCCCAAAGGATGCGAGTTGAGCGGGCGTAACCACAGGCACTGCTCGGGGCGTAATAACTGCTTCGTACATAGTTACTTCCTCCGCTCAATCTGTATACGCTTCAGACGAATGTCGGTATCATCAAATGCTTCGACCGCGTTCGTCTTGGTCGATACGTCAATACCGTGTTCCGTGGCAAGCCGCACCAACTTTTCATGGGCCGCTGGCTTCTCTGATGCGGGAATCTTTTCTTCTTGGTCGAAGCGGGCGAGTGCATCACGTAAATGGGACTTGGTCTTCTCTTCGGTAGAGAAGTGCCACGGTAGCGCCCACGTTTCAGTCTTATCAGGGTCACCTACCCAGATGAAATCACCAGCAGTCAAATCTTCGTCGGCAACCCGCTTGGTCTTTGCTACTAATTCAATCGGAGTGTTTTTAAAGATAGACAGGTCAAATGAATTGGTGACCTTCGCTTTATCCTTGCCTACAGAAGTAGCGAACTTACCTGCTACTGCTTGCTCGGGGCTCATCCATGTTTCTGCTGCCATCAACTTCAAGACAGCATCCTTTGCCATTCCTGTACGCTGCGTGTAAATATCTGCTGCGCTGGAAGTAAGTGTGTCGAGTACATCCGCCATCTTCCGCATGTCAACTGCATAACCCATAACAACTGCTTGGGCCTCGTGCACCATCATCACACTGCCGGGATTCATAGTGATCGTGTCGCCTGCCATTGCAATTAGAGAAGCTGCAGATGCCGCGAGCCCGTCCACTATGACATTTACGGGGGATTTACAAGCCTTTAGTGCGTTGTAAATGCTCGTCCCTTCAAACAGGTCACCACCGGGAGAGTTAACTCGGAGGGTAACCGATGTGTAATCCTTAGCAGAGGCTAGGGCATCAGACACATTGCCAGCGGTAATACCGTCGCCAAACATGTCAGCCCCAATGGGTCCATACAGAGAAAGATTTAGGACGCTTGTATCCACCCTAGAGGTAAAATAGAACTTGTTTTCTTGTTTCATTGATTTATGCCTTCCACTTGATAGATAACTCGCCGTTCTTCCATTCAACATCCGCAACTTTTTCTGAAGTGCCGTCGGGGTTAGCAACCCACAATTGATTTTTACTCAGTTCATAGTTTGGTATGCCAAATTGCTTGGCAATAGCTGCGTCCGCTGGGCTAGGTTTTGGGTCGGTATTATCTGGGTGTGTGTGTATAATCGCTTTGTCGCCGGGGTGAACCGTGACTGAACTTTTAGCGCTGTCGTGGCTTGATTGAATTTCACGAGGGTTACCCGCCCCATCAACTGTGAATGAATGCTCAATCTTGTCTGATCCATGCCCGTGAAATGATGTTGAAGCGGATGCATACAACTTTGTTACCTGTGCATTCACTTCTGGAGATTTGATAAGTGAATGAGAGTCACTACCGGGGGCAAAGCGTCCGTTAGATTCCCTGTTCGTGTCGCCATTAGTGACCATGTTGATAATCGCAGCTCGTGCTTCAGATTCGGTAAATGTCTTGTGTACAGATACATACTCTGCGGCAGTTTCCATACTGCAAGCGAGAACATCAGCAACAAACTCAGCGGTGATAGTACCTTTGGTCTGCTTTCTGATGACACGCTCTGAAAGTGAATTGGCGATAGTCAGTAGGCGAGCAGTTACCTTGGCTTTGTCGGCCTTGTCTGTCTGCTTGGTGCCTGCATCATCCGCATCAGGTTCCTTACCGGGCAAGTCTTGACCGGGGATGTATATCTCGCCATCATGGAATACTGCGGTGTTAGCAGGCAGACAGAACCAATCAAGACCTTCGACTGTGTCCATGTCTTCCGTGACGCGGACTTCGTTGGGGTTCATCTGGCCGGAACGTATCTGAATTTCATACGTCTCAGCGCGTTCTCGGAGTGATCCACGAAGGACTACGTTGGAATCATGCTTTGCATAGAAACGGCTGCGGTCTTTCAGATCAATCAAATCCCGCATGCACGATTGCTCGATTGCCGTGCAATGAGGCAATAGCGAAGTCTGGAAATAGTCTTCTAAGAATGCCGAAGAGGATGCATAGGTGCTATTCTGAGCCCCCATACCCATCTTTACTAGCAGTGGTGCACCGCCCAGCAGTCGAATGATCTCCTCTGCGTTCCACTTACGTGATTCGAGCAGTTGTGATTCTTGCGCGTTGAAAGTCATCTTCTCCCACTTCAAACCACCGGGGAGAATAGTAAACTTGCCAGAATTCTGTGAA